CTCAGGATTATCTCAGATGACCTTGATCAGCCTGAACTGGCGGTAACTGGCCGAGATCAGCCTCGACTGGAGACTGTGTGGCCTGATGCGTCAGGTTCGTTTGGGGCTGAGGTGGGGGGCTGGGCTTTACAGCATCTGGGTTTAACTTTGATGCCGTGGCAACAGCGAGTAATTGACGGTCAACTTCTTTTTGACGGCAACGGGGATTTTTTGCACCGTATGTCAATGGTCAGCACGGCTAGACAAAACGGTAAGACGGTTGCGTTGACGGCGCTTGTCGGCTGGTGGCTGACTGAGATGCCTAAGCACCGGGGGTTACCGCAAACCGTGTTATCTACCGCCCACCGTCTTGACCTCGCCGTAATGCTTTACGACAAACTTGCCGACATTCTTTCATTGCGGTTCGGTGCAAAACTTATGCGGTCTTATGGCCGTAATCAGGTGACTATGCCTGACGGGTCTAAATGGTTTATTCGTGCAGCCAATTCAAGTGTCGGTCACGGTATGTCTTGCGACCTGATCGTGGCTGACGAGATTTGGGATATTGGCTCAACGGTTATTGACGGCGGTTTACTGCCAGCGCAGCGCGCTCGACGTTCGCCATTGCTAAGCGCATGGTCAACGGCTGGCACAGAGGCAAGCACCGCAATGCAACGTTGGCGCGAACAGGGGTTGCGATCTATTGACCGTGCTGAGCCGTCAAGTTTGTATTTTGCGGAGTGGTCGCCGCCGCCTGACATATCGCCTATGGACAGTCGCGCGTGGGGCTGGGCTAACCCAGCATTAGGCAAAACGCTGACCTTAAAAACTATTGAGGCTGAGAGCGAGAACCCTGACCGCGCTAGTTTCTTACGAGCATCGTGCAACCTATGGGTTGCCTCAGACCGATCATGGATTTCCCCCGGTCTGTGGCCTGAGTTGGAGTACACAGACCCGATGCCCGACGGTGGCACAGTCGCCATAGAAACCAGTCTGACCGACGACCGATATTTTGCCACTCGAGCCGTAGTGCTTGACGATCGGCGCACCGTCGTCACCGTTGAATTTGTCTGCGACACATACGACGAAATGTTGCAACACGTAGAGCGCCTAGCCAAAAACACGGCAATCAAATTTGCTATTAGTCCGTCTATAGATATTCATTGGCCGTTAGCGCTTGAGCGTCGGCGTGCGATTGTCGGCTACGGCGAGATACTTAAATTTACGCCGCGCATCAAGTCAATGATCCACGAAAAACTACTTTGGCATACAGGCGAAAACATGCTTGCCGAACACGTACAACGCGCCGTCGCAGTACGCAGTCAAAACAGCATTGCACTATCTAGCCAGCGATCACCCGGGCCGATCGAGTTAGCACGCTGTTTGGTTTGGTGCGCCGCACTTGCAAGCCGACCTACAGCTACAGGTAAACCTATGATCGTTGTGGCTAGTCACTAGTATGCAAAACGGGTGGCCGTCGTTTACCTATGCTTTCTCGGTTACGTTCGCGGCGGTCACCTATCAACACGGGCAACAGATACGCGTGGCATACTTAGCCAATGGCAATCTTTAACAGGTCAGTAAAAAAAGCGGCTATATCGCCTGAGCCAACTAAAGCAGCTGCCGCTGGTGGCTACGGTGGCGCTAATTCTGTAGGCCGTTTTTACCAGTATGTCGAAGGCACGGCAAGAAATAATGCAATCAGCGTGCCAACTATTTCGCGCTCAAGAGACCTTATGGCAAGCGTTATCGGTTGCATGGGTTTGCGTATGTACAACGAAATTTGGAACGGCAACGAATTAGAAAAAGTTTATATCGCACCGCGATCATGGTTGCGTCGTATATCGCCAAACGTTTCAAATAACTTTTTACTCAGTTGGCTTTTTGATGATTTATTTTTTTACGGTGCGGCGTATCTATACATCACCAGTCGCACCGCTGACGGATACCCAGCATCATTTGACCGTCTGCCATTTGCAAACGTAACTCGACGCGACCAGCCCGGGCCAGTATTTTTTGGGCCGTCTAACGAACTGTATTTTGCTGGCGAAAAACTTGACAGCACAAACGTTGTGCAATTCTTGTCGCCAATTCAAGGCATTGTTTACCAGTCAGCGCAAGCGGTTGCAACAGCATTAAAACTTGAAGCGGCACGTTATCGCAACGCATCGTCGGCAATACCGGCAGGCATTTTGCGTCAAACTGGCGGCGAACCGTTAAGCGGTCAAGAATTAGCCGATCTTGCAGCGTCATTTAATGTTGCGCGCGAAACAAACCAAACAGCCGCATTAAACGAATTTGTTACCTACACAGAAACCCAAACATCACCCGACAAAATGTTGTTAATTGACAGCGCACAATTCCAAGCCGCTGACCTTTGCAGGCTCACCAATATCCCTAGTTACCTAGCAGGAATTTCGGTCGGCGGATATTCATATGTCAGCAATCAAGGCGCACGACTTGACTTGTGGAGTTTTGGTGTAAAACCGTATGCCGAGTGCATTGCGTCAACGTTAAGTATGAACAACGTTTTGCCAAACGGGACATATGTAGAATTTGACTCAGAGTCTTATCTATCGGCCGAGTACACAATGCAAGACGAGATGCCACAAATTGACGAAACAGTTAATATAGGCTTACCGTCATGATCAGACTTACCCCTATGTCAATCACGGTTGACGCGGCAGCCGCAGACGGCGCACAACGACGGACAATCTCTGGTGTCGCAGTCGAGTACAACGTCACCGCGACAGTTTCAGACGGCACACAAGTAAAATTTTTGCCGGGTTCATTGTCAACCGCTGGCCGTAAACCAAAACTTTATATGCAGCACCAATCAGATCAAATTATTGGCCAAGTAATTGAACGTGTCGATACAGGCGACGCAATGATGTTTGTTGCAAAAGTAAGCGCCACAAGGCTTGGCGACGAGGCACTTGTGTTGGCCAGCGACGGCACGATCAGCGAAGTGTCGGTCGGTGTCGCACCGTTGCAATTCAAGTACGACGCAGACGGCGTAATGCTTATTGAGTCGGCTGATTGGCTTGAATTATCGCTAGTAAGCCAGCCAGCGTTTGCAGGGTCAGTCATTACCCAAGTCGCTGCGAGTATCCCACAAGAACCCGAAAAGATAGTGTTAAATGAAGTTATACCTACACAGGAGAAAATTATGAGCGAAGTAACAGCCCCAGTAACAGCATCAGTACCAACGCCGGAAGTGATCACACCAACGCCACTATTTGCAGAAGCAAAGCGTGAGCCGCGTTTAATCAATCGTTGGGAATACATGGCCGCGTTCTACGAAGGTGGCGACAAATGGAAAAAAGCACAACAAAATTTTGTTGACTATCGCAACTGGCACAAATCGCCACTCGAAGCAGCAGCAGGCGACGAATTCTTAACATCAGTACCTGGCTTGCTTACAAAAGTTGAACTTGGGCCAGTCTTTCAAGACATCAACTTTAAGCGACCAGTAGTCGCCGCGTTGGGTGCGCGCGCAATGCCGTCAACACCGTCGTCAACATTTAATCGCCCAACAATTACGACACACACTTCGGCTGCAGCGCAGACCGAAGGTTCGTCATTGTCGGCAACAACAATGGTGATCGCAAACAACACGGTTACAAAAAAGACGTTTGGTGCGACGCAGAATATCAGTTACCAAACACTCGACTTCACCGACCCTGCAGCGCTACAAATTGTTATCAATGACATGCTTGGCGAATACATGATCGCAACCGACAACGAGGCAGCAGACAACTTGTTGGCTGCAGCAACATCGGCTGGCGTATGGGATTTGACAGCAGCAGACTTGTTTACAAGCATCTATGACGCAGCAGTCGTAACACTCGCAGCAACAAACTATTTGCCAGATCACATGTTTGTCGACCCTGCAACATGGGGTTTAATTATGAAATTGGCTGACACAACAGGCCGACCATTGTTTGCAAACTATGGCGGACCTGGTTTACAAGGTGTTAACTCGATTGGTGTAGGCAACACACAACTCGGACCACAAAACGAACAACCATACGGTCCACTTGGGTTGAAATTAGTAGCGGATAACAACTTCGCCGCCAAAACTATGGTCATAATGCAATCAACTGGCTTTGAAATATATGAAGCGCAACAAGGAATTTTGAGCATTGACGCGCCAGCAACTTTGACCCGTCAAGTATCCACATACGGTTACTTCTGCACATTTGCTGCCAACTCAAGCATGATCCAAAAAATTACACAGGCTTAGTCGAAAGGCGGTCTAACCGCTATGGCGACCTACCTAACAGCGTCAAAACAATTAGTAAGTAACTACGCTTGCATTGCAACGCTTGAACCGACCGACATACAAGTTGGCGACTCAATCGTTGTCGCAAGCATTGGCGCACCGTTTAACGGCACGTTCACCGTGTTGTCATGCCCACAATACGAATACACAGGCATTAACAGCACAACTGGCGAATGGATTTTTGACGAGAACGTACCGCGCGCTAATCAACTATTGTTTGCTTGCACAGGTAGCAATGTTGAGTATGTTGCAATCTATTCCGGAACCGTAAGTTACACACCTACCTGTGGTTGGTGCACCGTCGCAAATTTAGTCACTTATCTTGGCGTGTCAATCACTAACCCGTCAGACGATTACACGCTGGCTACGCAGGCCGTATCGGCTTCGAACCAATTTTGTAGTCGCCGACGAGCTGAGGCAGGATACAACGACTCATTAAGCACGTCGCCCAGCGGTGACGTAACGCTCGGCACAATCATGTACGCGGCGGCGTTGTGGCGTAGTCGAGGCAGTCTTGAAAACGTGTTTGCGTCGTTTGACAACATGGGTACAGCACCGCAACAGTCAATGACACCGATCGTTAAACAGTTGTTAGGTATTGACCGACCAGCGGTGGCATAGTGCCTGCACCGTACACAGACCTGTTGAACGAGGCGCTAGACGATCTCACAGCCACGCTCACAGCCGTTACAGGCCTCAGGGTGGTCAATGACCCAACACGTCTCGTTCCTAATTGCGTTTACATACAAGCGCTAAGTTTTACAACAATCGCTGGCAACGGCAACATTGTGCGCGTTGACTTTCCGATCAAAGTTGTCGGCAGCGGCCCAGCCGGGCTTCCCGTGTTACGCGAGATTTTGCAAATCAGCGCAACCGTGCTTGGCTCAGCCGTCATCGTTATGTCAGGCAGACCCGGCACGCTTGAAATTGGCGGTCAAGAGTATCCGTGTTATGACCTAGCGGTTGGCGTGCAAGCGCAAACAGCGTGAGCATACACACGCATATCGTTGCGGTATGGTAAAACTATTACAGACACCTAAGGAGTAATCACAATGGCAACTAGCACCTATCTTTCAAACCCAACCGTTACTATCGGCGCAGCCAGCGGTTCAGCCGTTGACATCACCGATCAAGTTTCGGCAGTCACCGTTAATTACGTTGTTGAGGCGTTAGAGGACACCGCGTTCGGCTCGACTGCACGTACGAACACCGCTGGCCTGCAATCAAACAGCGCGACGTTGACTTTGTACGCGTCATACGCAGCGTCGGAAAGTTACGCAATTCTTGCGCCACTTGTCGGCACAAAATGCTATATCAAGGTCAAACCGACATCGGCAGCCGACAGCGCAACAAACCCTGGTTTTGAATTAACAAACACTTTTCTAAGCGCATTGCCAGTAATGAACGCAAACTTGGGCGAGTTGGCGACCTACGATATTGAACTTATGGGTGGCACATACACCGCTGACGTAACGCCATAAAACTAACGCGCCACAACTGGCCGAGAACAGGACAAGGCAATGAGATTAAAACTTAAAGTTGATCTACAAGACGGCGTACAGCCAGTCGAGTTAACAACAAATATGTTTGTTATCTGCGAGTGGGAAAAAACCGAGGGTCGCAAAATTAGTGACGGCAAAGGTATCGGCTACACCGATTTAGTTTGCTGGGCATACAACTTGCTAAAACTTAGCGGCCAAAAAATGCCTGCAACATATCGTGACTGGGTTAAAGAAAACCCAAACATGACAATTGAGGCAATAGACGAGACAGACCCAAACCATACGGCGTAGGCAGTTACCGACGGCAACTAGCAGAACTGTTAGTCGCAACAGGGTATTGGCCTACGACAATCGAGTTTGACACGCGCGACCTGATAACGGTGATTACGCTATTGAATAAGCAAAAGAGGTAGCGCAATGCCAGCATCAACAACTATTGAAATTGTCGGGGTTAAACAGACGATTAACTCTTTGCGTAAAATTGACCCGCAGTTGCAAAAAGATTTTAAAGCAGACGCAACGGCTATTGCACAGCCAGCAATACAGGCAGGCAAAGCCGTGTACAAAGAATTACCGCTATCAGGTATGCGCTACAACTGGGTGCAACGTGATCGCAAACTATTTCCGTTTACAAC